TGGGGATAAATAAGTTTTCGAGTCGAAGAGTTATCATCACCGTCCCACATAACAACAACCTTATCAAAGTCTTGTTCGTCTATGAAACGTCTAATGGTATTCACAAAGTGCCATAAGGCACCTATGTGTTTTCCATTGTGATAATAATCTTTAACCCCGTGGAATCCAATCTTTACTAAATTGTTTCCGTCAACCAAAAGTGTTTTAGTCACTTGTTTTTGTTTGTATTCGTTACTACTCTTTTTCTTCTACCTCTTTTTCTTCTACCTCTTTCAAATCGTAATCACCATCTGTTCCGATGATATTCTTCCAATATTCAGAGTATTCTTTTTTGTATTTCTCAATAGACGCTTTTTCTTCGGTAGTTTCTTTACCTGCCAAGAATCCGTGAGGTGTTACAATAATCTTACCATCTTCATAACCCAATCCGTTGATGTGGTTTTTCATTACTGAGATTTTAGTTCTCACAGCAAATTTGATAGTTCTTTTATCTTTAGTCGCGGTAATCTTTGTTGTTCCCGCACCTTTTTCATTCCCGAAACGGAAAACTAATGAGGAGTTCAACCAAATCGCCTCACCACCTTTAGCCTTAATTTTAGGTTGTCCAAATGGATTATCCGGAAGTTCAACCCAAGGTTGGTTAACAATAACCAAAGTATTCTCATATTTAGAATCCGCTTTACGACTTCCCGATATTCTTTGATTGATACCCATACCAATTTTGTCAGCCAACGCCGCCGCGTTATGTTGTTTACCACCTTTACCTTCAAAAGTCATTTTACAAGGAACTGAACCAACAGAATCCCATAAGAACAATAAACTATAATCTAATTCACCTTTCTCTTGAGCGTCAAGTAAACTATTAATGTAATCTGTAATTTGTTCTATATAACTAAAGTTATTATTGAAGATGTAGAACCCGTCCCATTCTAATTCACCCGTTTCTTCATCAACCATTTCTTCACAATCAAAACCCATAAGTTTTGCGTGTTCAAATGACCACTTTTGTTCGGTAATAATGAATACCGGTAATATTTGTTTTTTCTGAGCATCAACAGCACATTTCACCAACGCAGTTGTTTTACCTGTATCTGAGTGACCCAAGAACATATTTAAGTGTCCTATAGCCGGTCCCGGAATACCAACAGCATCCAAAAAGTCAGGACCTAAGTCGAAAAACCTTTGTGGTTTGTATTTTGCAGATGTCGAGAATTTGTCCTTAATGGACTTAAAATCGTGTTTTTTAATCGCCATATGTCTAAGTTAAATTAATTTTTTGAGTTTTTTTAGACAAGTTGGACACTAATTATGTCTTAGTGTCCAAGTTATTTGTCCAAGTTTTTTTTTGATTAGAATGGCATATCATCATCCTCTTCAGCGCCCGCTTGTGGGTCAATTGGAGCCGATGGTTTAGAACCACCAAATGAAGTTTCACTTTCATCAGAGTTACCATAATCGTAACCACCTTTGTCAGTATTCCATTTTGGAGATTCGCCTCTTGCAATAGCTTCTAAGTATTCAACCGGTTTTTTAGAGTAAACATCTTCCCAAGTTAATTCATCGTTAACCCAACTTTCAGAAAGTTTTGTGTCTTCGTGAATTGGAGCCGCGTCATCATACATAACTGTCTGAATTACCGTGTAAACCGCCCCTTTTGGAGTTTTAGCTTTTGTTAATTCAAGGATAAGGTCTCTCCCTTTTTCAGGGTCAGCAATATCTCCTTTGTTTCTGTAGATAGGGATGATTTTGTCATAGATACCCTCATTTTTGTAGTTAGATTTAAATCTCCAAAATTTAACTCCATCTTCTTCGTTATCTCTATCGATAACTTTAACAATGTAGAATTTACGTGATAAATAAGTAGATGACAATTTTTTGTCATTTTCATTACCTGTCGAACGAAGTTCTTCGTAAACCTCAGTTAAAGGTGAACGTTCATTGTCATTTTTTCCCGGGTCATAAAATTTTTGGAATTTTCCATCAACTTGAATCTCGTGGTACCAAACTTCTTTAAATGGTGAAGAACCATCTGTAGTTGGTAAGATTCTTAATCTTCGTTGACCTTGAGTTTCCTTATCTGAAAGGATAGCCGCGAAGTATTTTTTCATTCTTTCTTCTTGTGTAAATTTTGAGGTAGAAGAAGTACTACCTTGTTTTGCTTTCTCGTATTGAGCCAAAACTGCGTCTAATGAATTTGTCGCCATAGTGTTTAAAATATTTAAAGGTTTATAAAAGTATAAGTGTCAGCCGTGTGTTTGTCAAATTGTTTTGTAAAAAAAAAAGGGTACTAAGACCCTTTTAATTATCTTACTTGTTGGAACCCTGATGAAGAATCATCAAAATTTCTAAATGTTTTTTTAATTTCGATTGGTGAATAATCTTGAACCTCATCTTGAGTTAAAACATACTCATTTTTTCCTGATTTTTCCATATCCTCTTCCTTATCATCAAAGAATTGACTTAATTTTTGATTGAATGGTCCTGAATCTAATGTTCTTAATTCTAATCTTTCTTGAGGAGTTTTTTCTCTATATTTTTCAATTTTCATTTCTAAGTCATTTAACTTAGTCATAATACCGTCCATTTCACCTAACTTAGATTCTAAATTATCTAAATGTTGGAATAGGTTATCAAAATATTCCTCTTGTTTTTGTTCAACTTTTTTCTGAGATTTTACTAAATCAGTAATATCCATTTCTTCAGTTTTACCTGTTTCTCCATCACCCTCAACTTTTTCAACATCAGGGTCATTGGATAAATCCACAGGTTGAGGTCCTGTAGGTGCTGCCGGTGCCGCCATACTTGGGTCAACAGGTGCCGGAGCACCTCCTGCCGGTGGTAAAGCGTTTGGGTCTTCACCCGGTGGTGGAGGTAATGTAGCGTCTTGCTCTACAATATAATTATTAATTGAATTATATCTAGCAATCTCTTCTAAAATCCTATTGTCTATTTTTTTCATTTTATCCGTTTAATAATTGTTTTACACCAGTTGTTGTTTCAACTTGAATTTTTCTATTTTGACTCATTGTATTGTCAACTCTTTCTATTAGACCATCTTTCATTCTAATTGTATAACAATCTCCTGACTCTAAATCACAAATTTGTTTTGAACCGTTACCCATATCTTTTTCAGTAGTACGAGTTTTTTTACCTAAGTAATTCTCTAATAATGATTTTGTATCCATAATCTTTTTTATATATAAATATCTGTTAGTTAAGAAAAATTTAATTTAACATTTTGTTCCATTCTTAGAACAAGGTTTTCCATCCCAAATAATTTCCATACCGGTATACGGATTAGGGTAACAATTACAACATATGTCATCTTTAATTGCATCCCAATCACCAACATCAATTATTTGACGATACGTAAATCCTTCACCAGGACAATCCAACGGCATAATGACCTTATTACGTACAAATCTTAAATCTGAAAACGCATTAATTTTAACAATAAAAGCATTTTGATAAGTATTATCATTACGAACTAGTTCTATCGCCTCAATAACGTTAGCATTAGTTATGAATGAACCTGTATTATTTTTATTAGTGTTCATAGTAAAAGTAGCAATTTCAACTAAATCCATTTGACCCGGAAGATATAATTTAGCAGGATATGATTGACTTAAAATATTACCATTACTAAGAATAACAAAATCACCACTTAAAGACCCATTACTATTTATTTTTAAATTTTTAAAAAAATAAGTGTTTAAAACTAACGACTCTTCAAGAATACCCTTATCCCCACTAGTTGTTGGTGGTATTGCTGTTGGTGCCGGTGTTGTCGCCGGAGGTGTTTGATTAGTATTATTCCCACTTGTTGGATTATAAACATTAATAGCGTTTTGAACATTATTTTCAATTGTTGTCACGTCAGTCGGGTTTAGAGTTGTATATTCTGTCTCCGGTGAAATACCGCTTTCACCATATAATATTAAAAATTTAGTAATATCTTTAGCACTAATACTATTAATTTTACCAACTCTATCTTTATATCTTGAAATTAAAAAATCAATATTTTGACTCAAACTTTTAAATGTAATATAAGGAATATTTGAATCACTACAATAATATTTTTTTGTTGTAAAGAATGTCTCCACGGATGGTCCCCAATCTTGTTTCAAATCAGTATTACTATAATTGAATGATTGAGATTGCAACAACCCACTTTGAGACGAGCTTAAATACATTTTAGCAAAAACAGCATATCGTATTTTTTGGTCTGTTGTTTTTGTTGATATTATATCAACCACTTCTTTATATGTTGCACTAGTCGCATTTTTAGTGTCTGTCGCGATAAACTTAACATACTTATCATTTTTAACCTTACTTGGTGGACATTTTTGACTATTACTTTGAGTTGTACCATCTTGGTCAATACTATCACTAACTACAGCAGCGTTCTGAGTAATACTGTTAGTGGTTGTTGCCGAGAGTGCCGCCTTTTCTTTTTCCTGTTTATTTTTTTTATTTTCATCAATTATTGATTGTAATAATGTTGTTTTAAGAGATTGAATATAATTATCTAACTTGGGTAAAGATGCTGTTGGTTGTCTAATACCTTCAAATGTTGTGTCAAAATGCCCCGGTGTTATTGAGTGATTAACTTTTTGTATCATATATGGACCACTAAACATTGGGACGTGTCTTAAATTAAAATACATCGTTGGTTGTATCATAGCATTACCCATCATACTAACAGTACAAGAATAACTTCTATTTTTATATAAATTATATAATGAAGTATTCTGAGTTGCCCCTCCTCTATTATTTGATTGATTCGCCATTTGATTTAATACCTCTAATGATTCCGCAGTCGCTAACCCCGGATTTTGACTAATATTAAACCCGTGAAATATTGATTGATTTTGTGGTCCAAAATCTACATTAAACCCAACAACCTTATTTGATTTATCCCAATCATTTTTACCTATTTGATTTTCAACCAATGGATTATCAACACGTCTCAAATCAAACGCATCATTTCTATAACGGTAATCAACATTCTCTTTTAAGTCTAATTGTTCACTTGGTTTTCCGGCGTAAAAACAAACCATCTTAGCAGATGAATTTCGATAATCAACATTCATAAATGTCCCAAATAAAGTGTTTGCAAACTCTAAAGTCCCTTCAGGTTTTGGTTTTGGATTCTTAACCGCATCTTGGACATTATAAAAATTAACATATGACGGTATATTCATAACTACAAAATTATTTCTAACTAAAATAGTTTGAATATACGTTAACATTGTTGAAGCAACATTAATTTCTTTTAAATCATCTTTTAATTTTTGAACATCCACTAAAACTAAATTACCAACATCTCTACTCGCTCTATCTAATAGTAAGACATCTTCAAATAATGTTTTTTCTTTAAAGTCAGTCCCGGAAATCCATTTATCGTTTGTTGCTTTAAATGATTCCCATAATTCAAGTTTAGTTTGTTTACTTTCTAACACCGTTTCAGGTTTAGTTTGTGGTGTAAAATTAACGTTTGGTAATGATTTTTGTAATTTAATCATAAGATTATTGATAATTCTATTGTTAAACGAATCTAAATTATCTAAATAATCATTCATTAATTTAACAAACTTTTCGTAATTTAAAGTATTATCTTTTAATTTCTGAGTAGCATATATTTTAATAATAGGTGCCAATTTTTCAATGTTATACACATCAAAGGCGACATTACAATCTATAAAGAAATCAGTAATATATGAACCACCATCTTTATACGTTAATTGAGGTATTTCAGAAAAACCAACGTATGTCTCCAAAGCCGCCCATTCTAACGGATAAGTCGTAATTGAATTATTTAATGTTCTTCCCGTAGGTAACGAATTTGGTGTCATATAGTTATAATAATCCCACGTAACCGGAGTTTCAATTCTATGGTTACTTGAGAACGTATAAAACAATTGTTTGTTAAACGAAGATGGGTTACCTAATTTAAAATAAACATCGTAGTTTAAAAATTGATTAATTATATTTGAAATATTTGATAACTGTTTATTTTGAATATTTTCCACCCATTCCACATTATTTGTTGCCGTATTTGGAATTTTCATCATATTCCTCATTAATGATTGGAAATTTTTAAAAGATTTTTGTGTTTCAGTATCTGTTGAGTTTATATCTGTCTCATAATCGTAGATAGATATTGAGAAATTTAAAAACTCTGTTTCAAAGTTATCTAAAGCGTCTCTATCAAAAACTGAAAAAATTTCACTAATTTTTGTATAGTCCTGACTTAACCCATTTATGGAGAAATTTTCTTGAGCTTCTTGACCTGAAAAGATTTGTTTTAGGTAGTGAATAGGTTCCGGTTTTATTACTTTAGTATTATCAAAATATCCATAATTAGGTGAACCCCAAAATAATCTAGCAGAACCATTGTACATCGCAGTATTACCGGTAACTTGATAAACTAAATTATCTGATGTGTCAAAACACTCATTTTTAGTTTGGTTAATTAATCCCCCATGAGATGGTAGAATATAGATATATTGTCCATAATCAGCAACAATAGATACAGACCAAGGGATTACCGAAATAGTTTGACTATTACCTGTTGTAGTCCCTGTTACATTATTTATAACCGCCTCAGGAACATAATTTAACAATATACCTTCACTAAACCCATTTTGAATATCAGAACTAGTATAACCTGTATAAACATTATATCCTTGATAAAAAACATTAAAATCGTTAATTAATTTAGGATAAAATCCTGTGTTAATTATTGTTTGAACGTTAGTTGCCCCCATTGGAATTGAGAATGTTGGAATTATGTTTGTTGTTTCCAACACCATTGTCGTCGCAGAAACTTGTCCCGGAATAGTAAAATTATAAACTGTTGAGGCACTATTATTAACCGGGTCATAATTTTTAACCGCGTCAAACTTTTTCCAACAATTATCTAAAATATCAACATTAGTATTAACATATTTTTTATAACGATGCCAAATTGAACCTATTTTTAATATCCAAGCATATGGGACTTTATGAAGAGCCGCATATTTTTTCATAGACGCGAATATATAGTCTAAATTCTCATCAGAATAATTTGTATCATTACCTGTGTATGTTTTATATTTTTCCCTTAGTGTCGATAAAGGTAAGCTATTAATAAACAAATAGGCGGAACTAATATATGGGTTTGCATCTTGATTAATAGAATTCACCACACCCTCTTGAATTGAGTTTATAAAATATGGTGTATTAAAAATTGATGTAGTTTGATAACTACTAACAAGTCCACTATAATTTAAATATTTGACATCCCCTTCAGTTGGTAATTGATTAGTATATGTTCTAGTACTATAAAAATTCCTCAAATCATCGTCAACAATTGTTGGCATTACAACATTTTTATAAACAAAATTTGTTATTGGTTTTTTAACATCTTCAGATTGGATATCACTGAAATTTGAAATAACTTTTTTATTGGGGTTATAAATTAACGTTTTTGTTGTATTAAACGCTAACGTTTCATCTGTAGAAACACCATTCGCCAAATTACCTTTTACCCAAGTCTTATCTGTAAACGGATAAGTGTCAGTAAAGTCATACTTATTTGATGTTGTAGAAGTCGCAACATAATCAACAATATCTTTTTCATTACTTAACGAAACTAATGGTTGTGATTTTGAATCATTTATTTCATCAGATGTTTTAAACTCAAAAGACGCGTTTTCAACAGTATTTTTTATATACCCCGTGTTGAAAATACCTCGTATGTAGTTTTGCCAACTAACCGAAACACCCTCATTTGATATATGTTTTAACACACTTTGAAAATTAGATGAGTTAAGATTATACTCTTTTAAAGTTTTAATTAATTCAACATCACTATTATCTGAAACACTCTTTGATATATTTATATTTTCTCCTTCACCAATAACGTTAGCAATTTTATCCGCCTCAGATGTTGAAACATTAGTTCTATCTAATTTGGAATAATGTGAGGTCAACAATACTCTTTCATATATTTCATAAATAAATTTACTAATAACTTTATTTTGATACACCTCATTACTGATAGGAAATTCAATCGCACCTAATGAAACTCTATTCGTGTCTTTTGTGTCATTAGAAGTTTTAGCTGGTGGTTGTGGTGGTGGTGTTTTTTGAGTCAAACCCTTAATGAATTCTTCAACAAATTCTATTTCCGGCCAAACATCATATAGGTAACCTTTAGTTTCACCAACAATATCACTATCCCCCGGATATCTTAACTCATACTTTTCCTGACCATTTTCCCCTGTCGTTTCTTTAATAACTTGAGGCCAAGGATATACCGGTTGATTTTTATCGTCCCCCGAACTTTTATTATCCGCACTAGCGTTTGCAATTTGTTTGTCAAAAATAACACCTTTTCTAATTTTAGAATCTCTTTGCTCCCAAGCTTTTGTGTGAACATCATCCATTAAACGTAAAAACGCCTCTCCATTAGCAAAAACAACCGCTAACACATTTCTAATTGTTGGTACAAACCCGATACCATTGTCTTTATTCTCCAATAACTCAGCAAGAGCTTTTGTTAACTCGTCTTCAACTAATCCTCTGTTAGTTGTTAAAAGAGTATTCATTTTATCTGTTAAATCGATAAACGAACCCTTTCCTTCAAACACAAAATAGTTTTGAACAACTTCTTTTGCACCATTTTTAAGGGTTATTTCAGTATTATTAAAAAGATTTGTGGTCGCCAACTCTGCTTGGAATTTTGTTAAATCTTCTGGTGTTGGTTGACTATTTTTTTTCTGTAATTTATATGTTTCAGTTAAATTAATATCATTAGGGTTAATATCTATTGTAAAAACACCCTTTGTTTCGTATTTAACACTATTTGGAATAGAACATTTCGTAACTTTCCCGTTGATTGTATAACTACCTTTACCATTGACATTACCACAAGTAACATTTTCATTAAGTAATGTATTATACTTCCCAATTAACCCTTTTAGTTTTGAAATCGCGTCACTTTTCTTTTGAGGGTCTAAATTT